TGAGCCATTATTCCTAAATTATAAATCCTATCACTCAATGAAATTGCCGGTATATCGTAAACTCCATCTTTATATATAGGATAAGTCCAAGGTTCTTTAGTTGAATCAATCATCATTCCCATTAATCCAACTGCCCAATTACCTTCACCAACGCTATACTGATTAAGTCCTGTGACTTTTATTTTGTAAGACGGTACTTCAATCGGCTCTCCGGTATCTGCTTCGGGATTCATAGCTACCGCAATAGCACCATTAAAGGTTTCAGTTGTGCTATCTACAACAATTTTATTTGTTGTAACTTTGCCAGTAGCAAAATCTGGATAATCAACGGCTTTATAGGCAAAGTTATCAAAGTTCAATACAAACACTGGATTTGGAGTGTCATATTCCATGACGTTGATTTCTTTCTGAATTTCTTCAGCGGTGAGAACATTTTGATATATGGCAACAGAATATATAGCTACATTACTATATTCCATTGGACGATATGAATTACTTAATTTACAACCTAATGTAAGAGGAGTTGCAGCGTTTTTATCTATATTAAATGTTCCAACACTATATTCTCCATAATTTTTATATGTTGTAAAATTGTTGTTAAGTACACCAGAAGTATCATATTGTAAAGCTGCTTCATCTGTATGAATATTTAATATAGAATTAACAATATTGGGTTTTATATTAATAGGTTTAAATTTTATAATTATAGTACCCACCTTATATCCAACTTTATCAAGTTTCAGATAATCATCTATACCATCTGTTACAATTGCTCCTTCATATTCTGGAATTTGCTGTATAGTTACATTTTGAGATAAGGCGTTCTGTACAATGAAACCAACACTATAAGTTTGAGTATTAACTACACTCTTAGGTAAATCATATTCTCCATCTGAGGGAATTGCCATTAAGACTCTTGCTCCATCATTAGTAGGTGAATACCCATAAGCAAGTTGGTTATTGGCTGTAAGTCCTGTCACTCTTATTCTTGTAGCATTTAATTGACTATTCCCGTATTTTGAAAGTATCCAATTATTGGCCGGAACAAAGTTCATTATCGTAACAGAATGATCATCCGTTACGAATACATTCTGCGCTTTATTATAAGTTAGGTAATTCTCCTTAAATAACCCATAACCACTGCCTAAGCTCCAACCGAAGTTATACGCGGTCAATAATTCACCTTTTATTCCCTTGATAGTATTCCTATCTTTATCAAAATTGCTCTTACCTTTAAAGTTCCAATAATCTACAAGGGACGGGTGAAAAGGAGAAGTTTGCCCTCCCTTTGAAGCTGATCCAAGACGTATTCCCCTAACCTGAGCCGTGTTAATGCCAACGCGGTTAATCTTTACCTGATTGATTGAAACTTTCATTCCGATACAAGAATTTTAGCCAAAGTAGGCTGTGAGATAGACTGCACTTTAATGTACATCCCGGGAATCACTCCTGTAATAGCAACATCTATTGTGCTACCCACATAGTTATATGATCCAAAAGGGACGTAATTCCCATTCGTCATGCTTTGAAACAGAGCGACACCGTTATTCTTATCTTCACTTGCAAATTCAAGATGAAGGCCTGCATCCGATTGAAGTTGCACAGGGTCCGATACATAAGCTTCACCCTGTTTGCTGAAAGTTAAATCTGTTAGAGCCATGTTACTTTGAATTTAAATAGTTAATAATACCTTCTATGTGAATATTTGCCACAGTCCGCTTGCCCTCAGCCGACAATAAGAACTCCACGTCTTCCTTGTTGTCCTGGAAGAAGTTCTCTGTCAATATAGCGGGGCAGTTCGTATCCCGGCAAATAGCCAAGTTCTGCACCCAATAGTCTTGTCCGGGAGATTGTTTGCGTACTGTCACATCTTTACCTTCCGCTACTTCCGCAAGGGAGGAAGCCAACCTTTTGCTATTAAAAGAAGCATTATCACTGACATATACACCCCATCCCCGAGCATTCATCCAACTTGTCCCGTTACCGGCCGCATTACAATGAATGGATACCAGAATAGCGTTCTTTTGAGAATCGCGATAAATATTATTAGCACGTTTGCATCGCTCAGACAATGGAACATCCACATCCTCCTTTACGATGCGTTCCGCGTCAACACCATGCTTTCTCAGCCCGAAAACGACCATATCCGCTATCTCTCTGGAATAAGCCCACTCACGCAACCTTCCGTCCGGTGAACACTTTCCCTGTGTATTCTCGCCATGGCCATTGTCAATTAGAACTTTCATATCATTCATTCTTTGTCCTCCTCCTTTTTAGTTATCACCTCTTTTAAATCTTCTTTCTCTATCTTGAATACCTTTTTAGCGAATAACCCAATAGCTACTATCAGATTAAAATCATATCCCTTGGGCTTAAGAATATTCGATATGATAGAGCAACCTTCGATAAGGCAGACAGATAAGCAAGCAAATATATCAATGTTATATCTTCCACCACTGGCCTCGTTTATCATCACCACCATGATTACAAAGCTAAAATAGGTAACCATCTTACCCATTGTAGCCCGCCAAGCCCTACTAAACCTCACGCGCTCACCCATCAACAAGCTCTTTCTGCACCCCGTGGCCAAATCACACAGTATTACAAAGAACATAGTGATCAACCATGGGATCATGTGCTCTATAGCTTCCATTACGAAACTTCCGGCTACAGGAGCAAACAGACCAGAAGAGAATTGATGTATTGATTTGTCTTGCATATTTGTCTTTTTAAATAATAATACTACATTTGTAATCAGATTACATAATTAAATTAAAATTAGATAAATGCGTGAGCCTATCTTGCCTGTGAAGGTGAGGTGGGCTTTTTTATGCTATGACTTATCACTAGTGATCTGGTCAATGATCTTACGGATATCAGACATATAACATTCAAAGTCATTCGTGTAGATAAAACTAATAGTAGTTATCTGCGGAGTTGGAATCGGGTCATATCTTACCTCTCCCAACTTCATCTCTCTGATCTCTTCATGTGTGCCATCTCCATCAGCGTTCGGTACCGTTTCTGTTGCATTATCGGTTACACCGACAAATATCGACTGTTTGTTACCATTGATTGAAGTATATCTGATCGAATACTTCACGGTCGGAATACTTAAAGAAGTTCCTTCAAAGCTATTTACTTCTGTTGTACCAGTAGCTACAATTTTAATCTCTTCGTTCATAACATTTTAATTTTAAGTTCATAATAAGTTTATTCTTTGTTTTGATTCAAAGCTGAATCCAGCAATTTGAAGAGAGGGAACTTTACATAAGCATAGAAAATCTGATCTGCAAATTTCTTAATCAGAGCAGCAGTGGGACCATCGACTTCAATCTCACCTTCAAGATATAACTTTCTGCCGATCTCCTGATCTTTTATGTCACTCACATTAAAGTAAATAGCATTACCTAAGTCCTTGCTTACATCTTTGTAATCAATCACTCTCTCCGTCCCGACAATGTTGCCCTCAGAGTCTCTCTTCTCAACCTCTTTCATCAAGACGTTGCCTTCGATATCGTTAACCACGATCTTTCTAAAATCTATTTTCATACTCTATATATTTTGATTTAATAATTATCTCTTTACTTACCAGACATTACGACCTACTAAATACAAGTAGAAATTTACGTTTCTATCTCCTTGGTTAGCATCGACCAAATGCACTTCAAGGTAAGTGCTAGTAATACTCTTTACCATGCCAAAACACCATCCATTGTCATCTGAGGCCTGTATAATCGCCGAATATTTTGTGTGACCTAAATTATGATAGATACGGTACCTTCCGGTTGATATATTACTTACTGTACCAACTGTACAACCATTTCCCCAAAATTGGTTACCAGTACCACCAGCATACACATAAACACCGCAAAGAATACCAGGAGCGTTCCATGACTCAGAATTACGTTGGCCAAACAGATGAGATCCATGACTCTGTATTGCATGTCCACCCTCAGAGTTTGCGATGATTCTCAAAGCCTTTCCTCCTTGTCCGTATGTAGACAGAGAGAGGCAGTCTTGGTTGTCATTACGAATCTCCATCAATGGGTAACTTCCTACTGTAGCTGCACCTCCATACTGATTTATACGCAAGAAGCGATAGCCGTTGATTTCAAGCTGTATCTTAGCGTCTGCTATGTTACGGGAATATATGGCGTTGTTTTTAATCTCCCAGCCGCCAAGATAGGCACCGTCAGTCACGGTGATATTTCCTGTTGTAATTCGACCAGCCGCTAAGGCATTGGTAACGATTGCAGTAGCATCAATCAGAACTGTATTTATATATCCCCCAGCGACTATTGTCTTTCGAGGTTTTGATGAAGCATGGTTTACCATATCCTGCCAGGAAGAATACCCAATATTGGAGGCAATGCTATTTTTCAAAGAAAGCATAGCTGTTTCATCCAATAGACCTTGCGGTCCTTGTGGACCAGTTGCACCCTGAGGACCCT